ACAAAAGGGTATGGCGATACCTCCGCCGCCGCTATGGAAAAGGCGGCAGACATGTCTTTCCAGATTGTCAAGCTGGGTCAGACTACCTTTCCGGATCTGGCCGCCAGTATGGGACGTGTAGTGCCGATGGCCGCAGCCATGCACATCAAACTGGAAGAGTTGTCCGGGGCGTATGCTACGTTGACAGGCGTGACTGGTGGCGCTGCCGAAGTGTCAACACAACTCCGAGCCGTCATTCAGGGGTTTGTGAAGCCAAGCAAGGAAATGGCAGCAGCCATCAAGCAATCCGGCTACAAGAGCGGTCAGGCCATGCTCCAAACGCTGGGTCTTCACAAGTCATTACTCCTACTCAAAAAAGGTTGTCGCGGGAATGCCTTGGCCTTGACCAGTTTATTCGGCTCCGTTGAATCCGGAACTGCAATTTTGGCCCTCGTTGGTGCTCAGTCCGACAACATGGCTGCCAAAACAAAGGCCATGTTTGAAGCTTCCGGGATTGCAGAGAAAGCCTATACGGCACAGATGGATAATTTCGCTGCCAAATGGGCGAAGATTGTCAATATTGCCAGAAATTTCATGACCAAGATAGGGATAAAGATTCTTCCCCTCTTGGAACGCATGGCTGATAAAGCTCTGCCGCATGTCATCAACTTGTCAGAAAAGTTGGTCAAGGTTCTGGATTCGGCAGGGGAATCCATTACCAAGTATCTTGAAGAGGTGGATTTTGAGAAAGTCATTCATGGACTTAAAGATACCTACAAATTTGTTGTCAAGAACTGGAAGTTTTTCGTCGGAGTATTTGGCGGCGCTCTTGTTGTGGCTATCGGTGCTGCCGTCGTCGCCATCGGCTGGATTCCCTTTGCTATTGCCGGTGTAGTGGCTGCCGCTGCATGGCTGTGGAATAGTTGGGATGATATCTGCGGCTGGATCAATGACCGTATCAGCAGCGTTGTAAACTGGTTCCAGACAAATATGCCGGGGCTCGTCGGCGTCATGCAGCGGGTTTATGAAGGCATCAAGGAAGTGCTGTCCTGGTTGTATGAGAGGTTCCGCGTGGTGTTTGATGCCGTTTTGGCCGTCGTGAAAGTGATTGGGCCCCCCATTCTGGATTTCATCAAGGCGACGTTGAGTGTCGTTCTGCAGCAGGTGGAGGTTTACATCAAGAAGGTTATTGCCTGGATTGAACGGATATGCACAGCTTTCAATAGAGTGTATGATGTAGTGAAGCCTCTATTCCCGCTGATTGGCCAGATGCTGGAAACGGCATTCAGAAATTCCATTCAGAGAGTCATCGACATGTTGAAAGTGCTGATGAAATGGATTCAGAATGTGTTTGCCAAGATCAATTCCATGATCGAGAGCGTTGCAAATATACAGCAAGCTGTTACTGGTAAGGTAAAAGGATGGTTCGGATTCGGTGGTGAATCCATGCCGGCCAAAGCAGCCGGCGGTTTTACGTCCGGACCGTCTATTTGTGGAGAGGCAGGAACGGAGGCTGTTATTTCCTTTGATCCCCGTTACCGGGCGGCCAACCAGGGATATTTGATGACTGCGGCGGAAATGCTGGGGATGGATGTTGCCACCCCCGTGTCGGAATCCAGACAAAGCGTTGTGAACTACAACGTAGGAGGCATTACTTTTTCCCCCGTTATCAAGGCCGGGGAAGGAACCAGCAAGCGTGATATTATCCGGCAACTTCGTGAAGTCATGCCCGATTTGATTGACATGATTGAAGACGGGTTGAATGAAAGGAGCAAGGGACGATATGCCTGACGATTATTCCATTTACACAGCCCGAGGGGGTGAGACCTGGGACAAAATAGCTTTTGATGCATGGACGGAGGAAGCTCTGATGCACGTGCTGATTGCCGCAAATCCGGATTTGGCCCATATCGTCATTTTTGAAGGCGGGGAGAAGGTGCGGATTCCCGTCATGGATGAACCTCAGAATACGGAGTCCCTGCCTCCGTGGAGAAAGGGGGAATGAAATGTTCGGAGCTCAAGTAACATGGCAGCTTTTTCCTTTTGGCCCCATCCTGGGCCATTTTCTGCCAGTTTCAGATTTTGAGGCTTCTGCAGGCATCAAGATCGAAGAGGATACTGAAAATGGTATGTCCCGTGTAACGGGGCGGGAATTACAAACGTGCGGTTTTTCCATCCATGTTTCCAAACTGACGGGTGGGAATCCCTGGCTGACGTTTGAAGCGTTGAAACGCCTGAAAGGAGTGAGTGCTCCCCTCTACCTGAGCAGTGGCGCCGCCTGGAGCTTGTCCAATTCCGTGCTTGATACATTGCAGACATCCGACTGGCGTCAGGCTCTTACCTTGAACGGTGCGATAGATCTGGCAAAAAGTCTGTTTTCCGGCACGTCTCTTGGAGGCGTTTCGTTCATGCTGACGGACGTTTCTTGGGAAGTAGGCATGATCGGGAAGGATGGAGAGATCATTGATGCCATGATTTACCTTTCTTTCACGGAAGATGCCGGAGAGCGGCAATCAGGCGGTTTGCGCGTATTCATCAATGATGATGATATTACGTCCAGTATTTCCGTCACAGGGTGCATTTATGAGATGCACGCCGAAGGGGAAGCCGATTCCCTTGAAATACATTTTGCCGATACCAAACGCCGATGGGTAGGTTGGAAAC